AGTGATAAAGAAATAGCAGAAGATATAGCTAAATGGATTAGAGGAGAAGAAAACAGTGGTTTAATGGACAAAGCATATCCTGAGTTAAAAGATTCTCCATTGTATAAAGATAAACCTAAAGAAGAACCTAAGAAGGAATATAAAGAAGTTAAAAATCAAAATGTAGAAGATTATAAAGAGCATTTCAAAGAGTTAGCTGACCAAAATAAAATGGGAGCTAAGAAACGTAAGGAAGCTCACGAATATATAGATGAAGCAGTAGAAACATTAGAAAAATACTTCCCTCAAACTATAAAAGATGCTTATTACTTAATAACTAATCAAATACAACAATGGACTCAGGACCAAGAAGGTGCTTACTGGAATATGTTTCATAAGAAAGTTCAGTTTAATATAACAAATAATCAAAACAAAAAAGTAGATAAGTACGGTATAGGTAAGTTCGATACTTGGTTCCATGAAAACGGACATGCAATGGATGCATTATTAGGTAAGATGTATAATGACTCTAAAGGAGTTTATAATGGTAAAGTATTATCTGCTCAGAAACCTTTTATAAACGCTCTTAAAAAAGACTTTGAAAATCAAAAGATTAATTTAAGAAGAAAGTATTTAAAAGAGCAGGGTTATACGAAACAAGCTGAAGAATATACTGAAGCTCAACTTAAACAAGCGATAACTGATGACAAGTTAAATCAATTATATAACTTTTATTTAAGCGGAGTACATAAAACAAGTGGTATACAAGACGTTGTCGAGGGAATGAGTAACTGTGAAATTCACGTTCAATGGGGACATGGTAAACAATATTGGAATAGAAAAAATAGAGAAGAAGAATATGCTAGTGAAGCATGGGCTAATATGTTAGGTAGCTATTCTGACCCTGAAACATATGAGTATATGAAAGAATACTTTCCAAATGCATTAAGAATGCAAGAAAAAATAATAGCGTCAGCATTAAGGAGTGTAAACAAGAAATGATAGAACCAATTAAAATACCAAAGCCAAAAGAAACAGTATTTGATGACTATTACTTAATGTTTGATGATACGTTTCCGAGTTATCAATTAGGACTAGATGAAGATATATGTAAGGAATGTCTGAGAAAAGGTAAGGACGTATATGAATTAGGTTATTTAGAATTAGATGATAAAAATTATTAAAAATATTTTTAAAATGTGGATAGTTTTACTGTAAAAGGAGTATATTATATTATAAATAAAAAAAGAAAAGGAGATTTGATTATGATAAGTTTATACAAATTAGAAAATAATTTACAAATGTTAGGTTTAGAATATAGATTTGAAGTAGATAACGATGAATTACAAGTTTACACAATAGTAGGTGATTTATTTAGAATAAATATAGATGTTAAAGATAAACATTGTGTTATAAGAACAGAGCAAGGAGATAAAGAATATAAATCAACAAAAGGTATAATCAATGAATTATGGAGAATATTTAAATAAGGAGGTGCGTTAAGCACTTCTTTTTTATTGCTTTTAGGTTAACATTGTTACTTAAAATTATATTATTATTACAGATTTTCGGGTTTCCTTACTCCCATTTAATAAAAGTATTGTAAAATAAAAATTTCTCAGTTTAATCAAACTGTGTAGAATCGAAGGAGGATTTATGGCTAAATCATTAAAAGATTTACTTGCTGGTGTTGAGAACGCGTCAGAAGTAGAGAAAATAATAAAACAGAATCTAAAGGAAATGGATTGTAAGCTATTCGTAGATGACGGAGTTGAAAACATCTATGTTCCTAAAAGTAGATTAGATAGTAAAATAGCTCAGCTTAAAGAAGCACAAAACACAATAGAAGAAATGGACGCTAAGCTACTTGACTTAAAAAATAATCCTGAGCTAAATCAAGCAGAAGGAAGAATAAAGGAACTAGAAGAGCAAGTAAAAGCTCATAATGCAGAAGTTAAGAACCTTAAAATATCAAACGCATTCGAAATGCTAGCTAAAGACATGAAGGTGGTTGATATGGAGGTATTACAGAAACTTATCGACTTAGATAAAGTAGATATAGACTCAGCTGGTCAAGTTAAAGGACTTAAAGAACAAATGGACGCATTTGTTGAAAGTAAACCATATTTGTTTGGAGCGCAAGCTCAGAAGGACGGGGTTAAAGCTCCCGGATTTGCAGGTACTGGTATGCCAGGTAAACCTGATAATAGTAATGTATTTGGTAGTAAAACTACTCAAGCCGGAGATTTCGGTAAAATGTTAGCAGGGCAAGCTAATCAAAATAAAGCACCTGAAATAGATGCAGATTATTATTTTAAAAAATAGGAGGAATGTAAAATGCCAAGATTAAATAGATACGAAGTGTTTAAACCAGAAAACGATTTCTTAGCATTCCCTGACCACTATGTAAACTTAGTAGGATTCATAGCATATGATGACTTAGCAGGATTAGCTCAAGCAGACGCTTCTGGTAAACAAGTAATAAAAAGAGGAACTGTAGTTAAAATGGATGCTGATGGTAAAGTTACTAAAGCATCTGGAGATGGAAACGGAATAATATTCGATTCAATAGAAATAGCAAAATTTGATGATGCAGACGTGCAAGTTAATGCTACTGTGTTAGTTCATGGATTTGTTAGAAAAGACAGATTAACTTTCGCAGAAGATTTAAAAGCTAATGACTTAATACACGTTGTAAATCAATAATAGGAGGTAGTAGATATGGCTAGAGAAAACGTAAATTTATTTGATTATATAAACTCTCAAGAAATGGCTGCATATATACAAGAAAATCCTTTAAATAAAATACCATACATGGGTGAAACTCTTTTCCCAGCTCAAAAGCAACTAGGAACTGATATAGCATGGTTAAAAGGTTCTAATGGACTTCCAATAGCTATACAACCAAGTAACTATGATGCTAAAGCAAGATTAAGAGAAAAAGAAGGATTTGAAGGCGTTTCAACTGAAATGGCATTCTTCAGAGAAGCTATGAGAATAGGTGAAAAAGATAGACAACAATTAAATATGTTAATGAATCACCCTCAATCAGCTGTAGCAATGCCTATAATAAACAAAATATTTGATGAAGCTGCAAGATTAGTAGAAGGTGTTAGAGTACAAGCTGAGATAATGAGAATGCAACTTCTTACTTCAGGAAAAATAGATATAACTTCTGCTGACGGAAGAGCTAAATACGTATATGATTACGGACAACAAAATCTTAAAAAACAAAAATTCGGAGCTTGGGGACAAGAAGCAGCAGACCCAGTTAGAGATATAATAGCTTGGTGTGATGAAATGGAATTAGCTAGAGGAACTAGACCTCAAAGATTAGTAATGAACAGAAATACATTTATGAAAATGTTAGCATGTCCAAAAGTTCAAAGAATGATGTATCCAAATGACTCAGCATTAAATTACTGGGTATCAGACCAACAAAAACAAGCATTCATAGAACAAGCTACAGGAGTACAAATAGCTGTATATTCTAAACAAGTAGCATTATTAGACCATGCAACTGGTTTAGCTAAAGCTGAAGGACATCAATTAATACCTGATGATGTAGTTTGTATATTACCTGCAGGTAACTTAGGTAAAACTCATTACGGAACTACTCCAGAAGAATCAGACTTAATGAGCGGTTCAGATGCTCAAGTTTCTATAGTTAATAATGGTACTGCAATAACTACTTATAAAGAACCACATCCAGTTCAAGTTGTTACAGTAGTATCTTCAGTAATGATACCTTCATTTGAAGCAATAGATGATTGTGCTGTTGCAAATGTAGGAGAATAATATTAATAAAGCTCACTCATTCTTATTTATATAAATTTAAGAGCCTGCCTATTAAGTAGGCGGGCTTATTTTATAATAGAGGTGATAGAATGTCAGTTGCAGATTTAAAGATATTATTAATGGAGGACCAGTATCCAATATTAACTGAGCAACAACTTAACAAACTTGCTACAATGTATGAGAGTTTAAATCAAGCGTGTTATATGGGTTGTTTGATGAAAGCTCAAGCCAATAAAATTACTGTAGGGCCTATTACAGTAGAAAATGATGTAAACTTCTGGTTACAACTTGCTAACTCATTTAAAGAAGCTTATGAGCAAGAACTAGCTAATAAAACAGGTAGTTCTAAAAGTATAACAGGTAAATGTATAGGTAGAAGCGATGAATAATCTAACTGCGCAATTATTACCTCAAGTAATTAAAATAATAAATGAGTATGGCGTAACAGTTGATGTATATAGAAATGTTTATGAGAACGATATGTTTGGAGTAAAAAAGTTACAATATAATGAAATGATTACAAGTATTAAAGTAGTCATTGATAACAGCAATAAAGGAAATGCTAATAATAGATTTAAATCAGAAGGTATTGTAAGACCTCAGAACTCAGCTACAATCTATTATGCATTTGATGAAAATATTAATTTAGAAAGAGAAGATTACTTTATTATAGATGGAATTAAATATATCATTGATGTTCCTCAGAACCTACTACATTACAATATTCTTTATCAAGTAAATGCTGAGGTAACGGTTGAATGAGTACTAACATAGATATAACTATTGATGGAACTCAAGTTATAGGGAATCTAGAAGCTATGGTACCTAGACTACAAGCAGGACTTAGTGTTGTAGGTCAAACTGTTGGAGCGAAGATGCAATCATATGCTCAGCACAATGCTAAGTGGACTGATAGAACAGGTGCTGCTAGAGGTGGTTTAAGTTTTAAATCAGCTTGGCAAGGTAATGTATTAGATATATCAATAATGCATACAGTTGATTACGGTCTATGGTTAGAAGTACGTAACTTCCCATACGCTGGTAGATTAGCTATATTAGAAGAAGCTAGAGATAGTCAAGTAGATACATTTGTAAATATGATTAAAACAGTATTACGTATATAAAGGAGGTATAAAATGAAACGAGTTAACTTATTTATTTTACTTAATAATATTATACCGACTTACAGCGTAGGACAAATCAGAGGTACAATAGAAGAAAATTGTTGTGTATTAAGAAGAGGAGTCGATGTACCGAGTACTTCAAATAGATTAGGACATTGGGATAGTTGGTATATTGATATTTACAGTCCCGTTAGTTTAAGTGACATTGATGATATTATACATCGTATAAGAGTAGAGTTAAAAGAAGTAGCTGAGATAGAAAATTTACAATCAGGTGATTACTATGATGAAGTTTTAAGAGCATTTAGTAACACTATGATGATACGTATACCAAATATTTATTAAGGAGGATAAGTCATGATTTTATACGGAATAAAAAAAGCAGTATTAACTGAATTAGATGCTGCTACTGGCTTAGTAAAAGAAGGCGGAGTAACAGCAGTTATAAAAACAGCAGAAGAAGCTTCTTTATCACCTGTATTAAGTGAAGGTGCTGAGGAGATATTAAGAAATGACACTAATATATTAGCTGTAGTAAGAACTGATGATTTATTATATGGTTATGATTTTACATTTAAAGATAACCAATTCGATTTAGACTCAGCTCAACTACTTGGAGGATTAGTAGTTGAAGAAGGAGATAAGGTAGTTGTTAAAACTCCTATGTTATCTGAAGGTTCTGTTTTAAGACCATTTAAAATGGAATTATACGTAGCTAACTATGAAATGGATGCAATAGTTGGTTATGCTAAGATAACTTTAAACAAATGCTTCGGTAAGTTCCCTGAAATAGCAATAGGAAAAGAATTCTTCGCTCCAGAGTTTGAAGTTAAAGCTAGAGAAAACTCAGCAGCAAACTTACCAATATTCTCAATAGAAGAAGTAGAAGAATTACCAGCTGATTAATATAAAATAAGGAGATAATAGAATGAGTGAGAGAAAACCTATAAGTGCAGAACAATTTAGAAATAAAGCAACAAGATTAATAGATATAGACGGATTTGAAGCCGGAGAAGTATTTAGCATACGTATTAAACCTGTATCTTTATTAGCTATGATGTCAAATGGTAGAATACCAAATGAATTAAAAAGCGTTATAGTTACTTTATTTAATACGAATGGTAAAAATACAAAACAAATAAAAATGAATGAAATGGAAGAGATAATACTTATGAAGCAACTTATGGATAAAGTTTGTGAGGACTGTATGGTAGAACCTAAATATGAAGAAGTTGCTGAGTATTTAACTGACCAACAAAAGACTCAAATATTTATGGCAACTCAAGGTAATATAAAAGACTACATACCCTCTGATGAGAAGTAGTAGTATATTAGATATTATACATACTGCTAATACTTTTCATACAACTCCAGCTGATATAATTGGAGTAGATGAGGACGAAGTGTATTTAAGATATTGCATAAATGATGCTTGCGCTTACTTGTATAATCGTATACAACCTGACTCAGATGGTAAGCGAGAAATTCCAGTATTTGATGACGAGAAAATAAATTCTAAATATCATAATCCAGGCTTGGATTTATTAATGAAAAACAATAAGGTATAGGGCTGATGTGCCTTATACCTTTTTTAATACTAAAAGAAAGGAGTAGATAGAATGAATATCGGAGATATAGTAGCTCACTTGAAGCTCGACATTAGTGATTTTAATAATGGTATTAATCAAGCTACTGGAGCTGTTAATAACATGGAAGGTACTATGAGCAGTGGTTTCGGTAGTGTAGGAAGTACTCTAACTAAGGTTGGAGGAATATTAACTGCTTCTGTAACAGCTCCATTAGTAGCATTAGGTACTATGTCAGCTAAAACAAGTATGAGCTTTAATAAGGATATGTCAGCTGTTAAAGCTATTACAAAAGCTACTGGTACTGAGTTTGAAGATTTACGTAACTTAGCATTAGACTTAGGTTCTAGTACTTCATTCTCAGCAAGTGAAGTCGCTCAAGCCATGACTGAAATGGGTAAAGCTGGTTGGAGTACAAGTGACATAATGAATGGTATGGGCGGAGTCTTAGATGCGGCTGCTGCAAGTGGTGAGAACTTAGGACTAGTAAGTACAGTCTTAGCTGACTCAATAACTGGATTTGGTTTAAGTGCTAAAGATTCAACGAGAGTAGCAGACTTACTTACAGAGGCGGCCAATGCAGGTACAATAGGTGTTGGAGATTTAGGAGAAACATTCAAATATATAGCTCCATTAGCTAAGACTTGTGGATTTAGTATAGAAGATGTTACAACTGCTACAACAGCATTATCTATGTCAGGTATAAAAGGTTCTCAAGCAGGTACAACTTTAAGAACTGCAATATCATCAATGGTTAAACCTACTAAAGATGTACAAAAGGCTATGGATGATTTAGGTATAGAAATAACTAACTCAGACGGTTCTTTTAAATCATTAGATGAAATCATAACTACTATGAGAAGTAGTTTCGATGGCTTAACAGAAGAACAAAAAGCTTATTACGCTAACGTATTAGCAGGTAGAGAAGGTATGTCAGGTTTACTTGCTATATTAGGAATGACTCAAGAAGAATATGATGAAATTAAAACATCAATGAATGAATGTAATGGAGTCGCTCAAGAAACAGCTGAGATTATGACTGATAACTTAGCAGGTGCTT